GCATCTCAAGAAGGCTCTCGGTCCCCTTGCTGATGCCCTTCTTAGCACGTTCCGCCGCCATGACCAACTGATCTGCCATCTTGTCGTGTGACACGCCCACCCGGCCACCAGACTTGCGGCCTTCGCGTTCGTCCAAGATTGACGGTGCCCCATACCCAGCTGCCCGCAGTCCGGAACCCAAATTGCTCGCCCCGCTTGTGGAGCCTACAAGCTGGTTCTCAAGATACTTCTGAACCGATGGGTTCATCGCGTACCCGCGAACAAGGTCTTTTCCAGCTTCGTAGAACGGCTTACCTGCCGCCAAAGCCATGGAGCCTGCCGTCAACATGGGGCTCAGGCCAGCCCATTGAGCGGCTTGAAGAGCGCCGTAACCCATACCTGCCGCAGTCGCCACCGGGCCAGCGCGGCGCACGGCGGCGTCAACCAAGCCTCGACGGGCAGTCGTCGGCAACGGGCTCATAATCGACATACCAGTTCTGGCAAGGTCCGCAATGTCCCCGCGCCTGCCAGTAACCACTCCCGACTTGTCTTGCTTGGCCAGTGACGCCATCAAGTCTCTTGGGGTGATGATGCCTTCAATCCCAGCCTGCTTTGTCACCTTGAGCGCGTCACTAACCGCAAGAAGGTTTCTGTATTGGTCCCGGGCCGTCTTCCAAGCCTCAATCCTTCTTGGCTGTCCAGCTGCTCTCATGGAGTTTTCAATGGCATCGTCAATTGCCTCACGCAAACGAAAGGCCGTACCGCGAATGCCTTCATTTTCGTGATACAAAAGTTTCCCAAGGCTTGAACGCCAAGTCGCCAGCTGTTCTGCCGGTATCACTGCCCCTTGGTTGATACGGTCAATAATGCCACGTATCATCGGGATGCGCTGCATATCTGGCGTCATGTTGGCATAGTAGTCAGCCGCATCTGCCACCCTGTTTGAAAGGGGCAGGCTGGGAGGAACATCAATACCACGAACGGCACCCGTCATCCGGTTGACGATTGATTGTTCCGCAGAAGACATAGCTTGAGGCGTGGCCAAGCTTTCAGGGGAGCCTATGTGCTTCATGGTCGCACCGGTGAAAGCCTTGGCCTGCTCACTGTTTGGGGCTACGCCAGCGATCATTTGGCCAAGTTCTGTGTCGGCCTCTGCGCCCATTATGCTTTTTGAGCCGGTTGCCTGACCTGCGGTTACCGGAACGCCCTTCTTGCGCAAGCTTTCGGCCATGGCCAGCCGAACAGGATCGGCACCGCCGGTCGGCGAGATGACGCCGCGCGCCAAGTTTTCAATTTTGTTCGCCCCGATGCCACCAAGAATAGCGCCAGCAAGCCGTGCGTATGGCTCCAGTTCGGGCTTGGTTGACCCTTCGGCCATTTGCCCCAGAAACTCACTGCCAACGGCTGGCGCAATAGCCCCGCGAAGCACGTTTCCGGCCATCGATCCGCCGCCGGTGATCGCAGCGCCCACGGCCCCGGGGACGAATTCCCCAACGGTTCCCGCGTAACGACCAAGGGTCGTTTCAGGTTTTCTTTCGCTGAAACCGCCAGTGAGATCACCCATGCCTTCGCGGAAGTTGGTGTTGATGAAATCCTTGAAGCCCGTTGGCGCTTCGGACCCGGTAAGCTTTTCGCCGCCAAGGACGGCCAGTTGGGCCAAATCGCTTGGCAGATCGGCAAGGCCAGCCGTGCCCCGCAACGCACCTGACGCCAAGGACTTACCAACATCTCCTGCGGTACCCCAGAAGCCGGGTGCCTCTGGTTCGGCTGGTTGGCCGGGCAGCTTAAGGCTATTGCCGCTGGGAACGATATCAGTAGAATTTTCTTTAGAAGGAATTTTCAGGTTTTTTCCACTGGGGATAATTTCCTCACCCATCACTGAAGCTCCCATTTTCCATTGCGCTTGACGATTGGGCGTCCCGCCTGATCGATATCGGTTGTGCCATCCGGAGCATTTTCAACCGTTATCTCTTCCCCGGCGAACAGTGGCATGCTCTTTTTCGCCTCTTCGTAATACGAAGTGTACGGACGGTTCTGATCGAACCACTGCTCATAAGCATACTGGTCCATTGCCGATCCGGGGTTTTCGGACGCCCATTGGTTACGCATTGCATACCGGTCGCGCTCACGCAGAAGGGAAGCCTTCTGCATGGTCAAGATCATCTTGACGGCTTCTGGCTGAAGATTGGGGTCCGCAGCGATTTGAGACAGGCGATCAAGCTCTGCCGCCGGTGCGCCGCCGGGCAGGTTTCCAAGCTCGCCGATCATCTTGCTGGCCGCAAGCTTGATGGCCTGCTGCGCAAGCCCGCGATCTGCAACGGCACCTTCCGGCACTGGCAGGCCAAGAGCCTCAAGGACGGCGGACGCGGATGTCAGTTCGTTTGTCAGCGCCCCCGCTTCCAGTTGCGTGAAGATCATCGCCTGCTTGTCCGTATCCATTAGTTGCTGGCTGATCACCGGCATGCGTTCGATACCAGAGGTGCGGAACTGAGATGTGGCCTCACGGTTGGATGCAGCCTGAGCCTGCGTGTCCCCTACGGCAGTGTATCCCGGGATTTGGAACTGTTCACCTGTGCGCGCATCGACAGTCATGCCGCCAGAGGCGTCAATCCTTTGCAGCTGGCTTCTGGCGTTTGCCACCGCCATCCCAATGGGGCTGTCAGCCGGGGCCCAACTGTTGTCCAAGATGAAGCGCTGCAGGGAAGCTGGATCGTCCTGCATGCGAACGGTTCGGCCCACGACTTCCACGGAGCCGTCTTGGAATTCGCCGTAGTTCAGCTTCTTCAGGCCGCTGTCTCCAGTGCTTGGCTGGTAAGCTCCAGAAAGGATGTCTTGTGCCGTTGCTGCCTCTGGGAAAGCAATGTTGATGCCGCTCATTTTTGCATATTGGGCCGGGGTCAGAGCGGTTCCGTTCAGTTCGTTCCACTGCATTGTGTCCATGGCAACCTTGCGCATGTTCTCAAGGTTTTTTCCACTCAAATCGGCACGTTGAGCTTCAAGCCCAGCATAGGTGCTTGCAGCGCCCTGCAGGCCAAGGCCGATGGATGGCAGAAGGAACTGGCTGGGCGAGGAAAGCATGGAGCCAACACCAGATGCGATGGAGACAAGCGCATCGCGGTTCACGCTGCCATCAGGGTTGTAGAACATTTTGCCAAGAGTTGTGCGGTCGGCATAATTTTTGTCCGGCGTTAAACCTAAAGCGCTGCGCGCCCCAGTGGGCGTTGCATCGCGTGGACCGGCCACACCGGCGCTTTCAGGTGAAGACGCAGCTGATGAAGAAAGTCCCATGCCGGTAGTTGATGCGACGTAGTTCCTTGTTTCTTCAGGCAAATAATCGGTGTAGGAGCCGCCCACGGCTGTGGCCCTGTCTATTGCGCTACGCAATCTTCCGGGCCCGGCATTGTACGCCGCAGCGGCCCGATCAACGCTTCCAAACTGGCGATACATTTCAAGGAAATAGGCTTCCCCCAGTGCCTTGTTGTAGTCGGCGTCGTTCAACCAGCGATCACGGTCCCAGTCCAATCCTGCGAGCTTTGCGGCTTCCGGGCCCGTGCCCTCCATGACCTGAGCGATACCGACCGCGCCAGCAGAACTGGTGAGCGGATTGCCGTTCTTGTCAAACTGACGGTTTCCGCTTTCCTGCTTCAGGATGTTGTTATTGAAGAATTCCCTTGGATCGACACTGGAAGTCTCGGTCTTTGCCGGTGCAAGACCTGCGGATACCTCTGGCGACGGGCCGGGCACGGGCTTGACGTCGGCGCGATTGATTGCGGCGCTTGCAAGGCCGGTCAGATCGGCCACCGGCATTGGGGGTTGCGCAGCGGCGACACCCGCAGGCTCATTTGCGGGCACCACTGGCGCATCCGGAAGACTGCCAAGGGTCTGCGGTTTAGGCACGTCCTGCGCCAAAAGGCGAAGCAGGCGAGACCGTTCTTCTTCTGGCGTTCCGCCTTCAGCATATCCGGGGCGAACGCCGCCGCCTTGATTGAAGAAGCCCATAAGGGTTGACCCAAGCTTTGCAATATCCGCAATCGCGCTCAAGCCGCTTTCCTGTTGAGGCACGGAACCCGGCTGCATCAGCTGGTTCTTCTTGCCTTCCTCTTGGCTCTTCACCGTGTCAGAGAGGTAGTTTTCCTTTTCAACGGGGTTCTGGCCAGCGGCGAGGCCAGCGGAAAGGTACGCGGGCGAGCCGCCGTCTGCATATCCAGCCGCGCCGCCGTTGGCATGTGCGGACACGCCGGTCGCACTGGCCGCTGCGCCAACTGCATCCTCGCGATCCTTGTTGCCCCACATTTCTTTGGCCGATTTCAGGGTGCCCCTGAGGCTTGAAAGATTTTCACCAAGGGCTGCAGCTGCAGCGATCTGCTGCGCTATGGATGACTGCGCGTTGGCAAGGCCGGAGCTGTCGGCCACCATCAGATCGCCGACCGGCAGGTAAGCCTGCGGCACGTAGCTGCCAGCGCCGGGCTGTGATCCAACAGGCGATCCGTACGGGCCAGCCACACCGCCGCCTTCCGCCTTGGTGGCGCGGTCATAGTCAACGTACTTGTACCCGTTGGGCGCAACACCCACGGCTTCTGGGTGATGCTCTTCAACCTCGTCAGCCATGAAACCGATGTGGGTCTGGTCTTTATCGTCACCCTTGTACTTGAACTTGTAGATCGGCATGCCTTCGTCGGTCTTGCCAATGCGCTTGATGTCATGCTTCAGGCGGCGATCCGACCAAAAGCTGCCGGGCTGCGTTGTCGTTGTGGTCGATCCGGAAAGCGCACCAGTGCCCATGCCGATGTTTGCCAAGAACTGGGCGACTTGGAAAGGGTAAGCCTGCTGCTGCTGGAACTGGTTGTACAGGGCGCTCAATCCAGCCTGATCTGTTTGCTGCCCAAGGGTACCCGCATTGATCTGGGCCTCTGCGCCCTGCAATCCCAAGGCTTGTGCCGCCTGCCCAAGACCGGCCATCTGCTGACCGCCGGACAACAGACGTGCAAGGTTGGCCTGCTCAGCGCCCAGCTGCAGCCCCTGCTGTTGCTGTGCCGTCTGCATGGCCTGCGAAAAGTTCTGTGCATTCAGACCGGCCAGTGTGGAGCCGGTGGCCATGTTCTGCTGCTGCGCAAGGTTTGCCGCAGCGATACCGGCCCGATCCCCGCCGAAGGCCCCGCTTGAAATGGCCGTTCCCAGTGCGCCACTCTGCTGCTGTTCCTGCTCCTGCCGCATACGGTCCATCGTGGTGTTGATGACGTTCTGCTGAAAGGGGTTCATGTACTGGTCGATATTGAGCTGGCCCGGATCGGCTGACGCCATACCGGCCTGCGTGGCACTGGTCGCGTCTGCAAAGTACGGCTGATACGCGCCAACAGAGGCGTTGACGTTGTTGATGCCAGTCTGTTGCTGCTGGTTCAGTTGGGCGACAAACGCTGACGGGTCGGTCGAATACTGCTGGAAAGGGGTATTTGCTGCGCTTTGCGCCTGCGCGTTGATCGAATTATAGCGATCAAGCACATCCTGCGGGATTTGAACCTGCTGCGTCGTTGTTGAAGTCTTGCCGCCCATCAGGAGCCCCCTTTAGCCTCATTGTCGAGACCAGTTTTTGCGCCGTACAGAAAGTATACACCAGCTGGCGATCCGAATACACGCTCATATAAACGAATTTTCGCTTCCGTTCTGGAGGTCGAAAGAACGCCAATCGCCAATGGTACACTCAATCCGTCTGCCGTTGTTTTCGCGAATTCTGCAAGCTTCCTTGCCCTTCCGCCCTTTGCCGAACGGTATTCAGGGTGAACAAAGATAGCCTTTTCTTCCAGTATCAGTTCCTTGCTGTACCACAATTCACCCATGGAGAGAAGGACCGCCCCCTCAAGCTTGCCGCCGACCGGGCCAATGACGCCACAGATGCCAGTTTTTATGGTCAGCGCACCCCAGATCACGTCGGCCAGCTTCTTGACGTCCGGCGAAACAAAGGCATTTTCCTGCGTTGCCGCCATCGTGAGGTTCATCATCGCATCGAAGTCATCGGTAACCCCAGTGCGAACCGTTACTTCGTCCATAAGACCATCCCTAATCTTTCTTCGGACCCGGCAGAGATTGCAGGGTGCGGATGGTCTTTTTTCGCATTTTTTTCACGAAGGCATCAAGCACTTTGTGGCCATGATCAATCGATCCGCCGCCAATATGCATCACGTCTTCCGGCGGGATCACGTATTCACCGCCAGCGGCAACGATTGGGATGGCGTCAACCTCGCCACCTTCGGCCCTGCGTGGTGTTGGCTGTCCGTAGGGCATCTCACTGCCGCCGTAAGGCATGGCACCTGTAGGCTTGCCGTATGGGCCCGGAGCAGAGAAGATCGACTTCGCCACCTTGAAGCCCGCCATCGAATTCCCCTCGCCCATTGCCGAAATGATGTCGGCTGGGATGACGTAGGAGCCGGAAGAGACGTGCATTGGCAGATGGTCTGTGCGACCAGCCACCGTGGAGTGGATCGCCCCCTTGTGGACCTTCTTTCCGCCGCGCTTTATGCCATCTCTGGCCGTGTTCAGGGCGGCTGCAATGGCTTGGTCCTTGGGGTGGCCAGCGGCGACCATCTCAGAGATGTTGCTGGAAATCGTTTCTTGGGAGCTTCCGGGCTTGAGCGGCATGTCGTTCCTCACGAATAGACGATGGCGACGGTCTGCCCGGTGCCGGGCGCGACGACGATGCCGTTGTTGACGGGAATGTTGGCCTCTCCAACACCAAGCGTGGTTGGAATTGTCAAAAGCTTATCGTTGGTGGCTGTTGCCGACGACGCATCGTAAACCGCTCCAGTGCTTGACCCGGCCACCACGACGATCACTCTTGCAATACGACCCTGACCCGTCTTCACGAGGGTTGCGGACGTGATATTGCTCTGCATGTTCGATCCCTCGACCTGCAGGAAGCTCTGGCCCAACTGATTGAGCGCCGTCACAATGTTTTTTGCCGCTGTTAGGATATCGGAAAGCGATGCCATTAGAATTTCCCGTCAGGCTGAAGGCGGTAGCGGATATTCCCCAAACGCCAGAATGACCCCAGATCATTGCTTTCTACCCTGATGGATACAAGCCTGCCCCTAAGTCTTGGCGTGATGTACGTCGTATCTGAATTGACAGTGTATTCAGATATCCTCGGCGTTTGGCCGGGATAGTCAACGACGTGGAAGGAAATCTTGACCTGCGCGTTTTGGTTTTCACTTCCGTACTTTCCCCACTTCATGTCGGGCCACATCTGATCGACAAAGGTCTTCAGTTCGCCATCAGACAGGGCAAAGTATCCGGTCTGGACATAAGCGTTGATTGCGCTCGTATCGGCATTTTCGCCAATCTCATGCTGGTAAATGACCCTGTCCCCACCCGCACCAATGGGTGGCCCAAAGATGGACTGGTCGATCCAAGCCGTTCTGGTCAGCGTCCCAAAGTCCCACTGGCCAAGGATCGTGTTGTACTTGACGTATTTGGTCGGAACGCCGCCGGAACCAATGGTCGGGTAGAACCAAGAAACCTCACCGAAGCGGGCATTCGTGGCGCAGATCACGTTTTCGCTGTAATCGAAGTCAATGTCTTGGAAGATGACATCCCAGACCGCGCAGGGGATCGACTGAACGCCCGCCTGACTGACTGAGAAGAACTGGCTTTGCGACATCCAGTAGGTCGTTCCGCTCAGGCTGGCCGCAGCTTTGCGACCGATCAGGCCGCACCCGGTGCCGATCTCGTTGAAGGACCAGATCAGGGGCTGGCCGATGTATTGCATCGACCACACGCTGATGTCCGTCCACAGGAAACCCTGCTGCGGCCCCTGCAGTCCGCCGACGATGCGTGAGCCCTTGGGGATGCGGAATGACCCGGCTTGGTTGGTGACTGTTCCCACCCAGCTCGTAAAGTTGCCGATGTCGCACCAGCGGACAAGCAGGGGGTCTTTGATGCCGTTGAACGTGCTGCCGTACGCGATGATCTGCCGTTCCGGCATGGCCACAAAGCAGCCCTCGTTCACCTTTGGGGCGTTCGGCACAATCGTTGAAGATTGGCTCCCGTCGTTCGGGCTCCAATAGAAGATTTCCGCGTCTTTCGGGTTTGCGATCAGGTATTCGCCCCAGTTATCCAAGGACCAGTTCGTCGCGCCGGTAAACCCAAAATAGTTGACGACAACGGTACCTGCCACGCTTTGCGCGGCCAGCGTCGATGGTACGGTGAAGCTGATGGTGGATGTTGCGCCAGAGGTGCTTTGGGTGATGGTCCACGTTCCGTTGTAACCAGAGGGGACTACGCCTGCAACCGTGACCTCAGACCCGACCGGAACAAGGTACCGGCCAGCGAAGGAAATTGTCGCAGTTGTGCCAGCGCAAGTCGCGTTTGTCGTGGTGAATTGCCGGACCCCAGTCGTTGTAACGCCGGTTCCGTATCCGCCGGTGCCGTAAGTCCCATTGCCATACCCCAATGCAACAGGAAGGGCGCTCTGCCCAATGTAGTAGGTGATGTTTGGCCTGTTGCTGTTCATTGATACCGTGGCGGACGACGACGCCTCGGTCACCGCCAAAATGGTGAAGTCATCCCCCGCAACTGTTCGTACGATGTAATTGCCGCTCAACGTCAAACCGCCAACGGTGGTTGGGATCAAGATCGGGAAGGTCGATCCTTCTTGGAAGGTGTGACCGGCCAGTGTGACGGTTACCGAAGACTTTCCGGACACCGTATTGAAGATGGCCGTCTTCCCACTGGCGTCTGTTGACGTTGCGTTTACGGGCAATCCAATGATGTTTTTCGAAAGGATCGAATACGTGTTGGAGCTGGACGCAACGCACGGATAGAAGCCGAACAGTACCAGCCCCCCAACAGTGACCTGTGTGGACAGGAATATGCTGTCGTACGAAGTGACGTTTGATCCGGCATCGGTGATTTGTACGGCATTGGACCCACTGGTTGCCGAGAACGACATCGCAGGGTTTGCAACGTAAAACTGAGGGGAAACGTTGCTTAATCCACCGCCGCTTGGATTGTAAGCATACACCCCATCTTCCGTGCCAATTGCAAGTCTCTGACCGTTGTCGGTGTCAGCCCATGCCCAAAGTGCCCTCACGATTGCCGTCATCGGTTCAGCGATAAAACGCTGCCATCCACCTATCTTCTGGGGCAAGCCGAGACCGTTCCTGTCCGGAACGAACCGGATCAGGTTGCTTTCAGAAATCGCGGCTTCGTTAAGGGCTGGCGTCCTGTTCTGATCGACCCCGGGGATAAGCTTTAGGGATGCGTGAGGCATGCGTCACCCTCTGGTCGGAGATGAAATGGGCGACGGCGATTGAGAGGACCAAGCGGGGCCCTCAAACTTCTTCCGGGCCTCCTCGACACCGGCGCTGCGCAGAAGCGTCTGGTACTGCGTTTCGTAAGACTGTGCCATCTGCGGGTCGTCCGATTGCCTACCGAAGTTCCGCTGGTACGCCGAAATGTAGACCATAGATGCCATGATCAGCAGGTCCGGCAGGTATTGGCTGATGAAGGTCGTGGTTACGGTTTCCGAAAGCGGCGCTGGCCTGACGGTACCGACAACCTCAACGTAGTAATCGGTATCGGGGGTTGGACCAACGAAAAACAGTGTTTCATTGAACGGCGCAAAGTACTTAGGCTGGCCGCGATAAGATGCCGATCCATACACGACATCAAGGAATTCCTTGGTGGTCGGCAACAGTGGAACGCGAGACCCAGCATCAGGATCGCTTGTTCCGCCCAAAATCAGGTTGATCTGTTCGCTTACCACAAAGGAAACCTGCGTCGTACTGGCCGTATATGGGTCGGTGTAGTCAAAGTTTTGCGCAAAATAGATGTTGCGATTGCCGGTTGTCAGCTTCAGGTTGTTGTTGTGAAGCGATACCGACGTAAACATCAGATCAAGATCGCGGCAAATGCGGTTACTGGCGTAATCGATCATGGCCGGTAGGATCGCCAAGAAGTTTACGTCATCCTCTGCAACAACGGCCATCTCGGCGATCTGCGTCTTGTATGTGCTGTACGTCAGTCCGGGCATAGCATCACCTCTTGGTTCAGGACAACCTTACATCAACCGAGCAGTTTAGCCAATGTCTTAGGTCCGACCACGCCATCTGGAGCCAAACCATTTGCGGATTGCCACGCCTTGACGGCCTTTTCCATGTTGGGGCCGTAATGTCCGTCGGAAACGATACCCAACACGCGCTGCACACGCATGACCATTTCACCCTTTGATCCGATGCGTAAGCTTCCGTCCGTCGCCGCCGGTGCGGGTGCGGCCCCACCGAGGATGGCAAGCGCGTCCATGTAGTGCTTCGTACGATCATCAAGACCGATTGTGCCGCCGTTGATCAGCTTGGTCATCCTGACGATGTCATTGGCATCGCAGGCGGCGTTGATCCCACGGCTGCTCCAGTACCAGCAGGCGCTTTCCAGTGCGCCCTTCTTGGTGGTGACGTAATCAATCACCTTGTCAGCCGTCATGCCGACGCTCAGGCCGAAAGCAGTGTAATTGTCCCGCCCGGTCAGCTGGATGACACCGCGACCACGGAAACGGTAACCATCGCCAGAGGCTGTGTCGCCGTTGCCCATGCGCGATGCATAGACCACATTGGCGATCTTTTCGGGCT